TCTGCCCTTTGCCCTTCGCGCGCACGCCCATGCCCAACAGCAGGCCGCGCACAAGCATGGCAGAGCCGCCGGCCGGGATGCTCTGGTCGACCACGCCCTCGAGGAGCGCCTTGTTGCTCTGCAAGTAGTAGTTGGCGACGACGTTCTGGCCCATCGCCTCGATCGCTTCCTGCGCCGCCTCGGTGCCGCCAGCCAGAATCAAGTCGGCCGCCACACGCAGGAATTTGTTCTTGATCGCCGGCGGCACGCGGTTCAGCAGGATGTCGAGGCCCAGCTTCTCGGTCATGGCCGTGACGGCGCCGCCCGCCAGCAACGCGGCGTTTCCCTCCAGCGTCCCCTGCTTGCCGGACTTCTTCACCTCATCGGCCATCTGGTCGACGCCCTGGCCGAACAGCAGCGCGATGCCGGCGGCGGGGGCCGTCGCCAGGATCATCGCGATCTGCGATGCAATCTGGCCGACGCCACCCACGATCTGCGTTCCCAGCGTCTGCCGCTCTTCCGGCACGCCGATCGCCGAGCCGTAGCCTTTGATCGTCTCGCCCGGCCGCTGCAGGATTTCGGAGGGCGCCAGATACCACGGCATCTCAAATGTGCGGATCTTCGGCCCGCCCAGCGCCTCGACAGCATTAAACGGCAATTCGCCGACCGCGCGCCACGCGCGGCCCACGCCGGACATCGCAGTGCCGAAGCCCTTGACGAACTCGCCCGGCGCCGCGCGCGCATAGTCCGTGACCGTCGTCCACAGGTCGCCGACCTCGGCCAGCTTCGGCACGTCCTCGATCGCCAGCCTGGCGTTCACCGGCTCGGTCATCCAGCGCCGCAGCATCGGCGAGGAGGTCAGAATAGCCGCGGTCTGCTGCGACCTCTCGATCGCTTCATAGTCCGGCAGGTTCCGCTCGACCGTGTCGACCGGGACGCTGAGACGCTGCGCAATCGGCAGCGCGCGCGCCGTGGTGTCGGGGTTCGCGCCAGTGAACGCGACGACGTTCGTCTTGGCCTGCTGCTCGTCCTCCCGCGCGAACTGCTCGATCGCCGCCGCAGCGTCCGCTGTCGGATCGGCAGGCACATCGATCGGCTCGGGCAGCTGCACATCGGTGTCGATGGCAACGTCGGGCAGAGGAGCAGTCAGGAATTCATCAGCCATTTACAGCCCCAACAAACGACGAAGACCATCGGCGGTGATCGTGCTCAAGTCACGCGGAGGCACGTCCATCGCGTCACGGTAACGCTGGCGCACGGTGCGATCGTCACTCGGCGCCGGCGTCCTGGTTGGACGACGGTTGTCATACACGAGCGACTGCGGCTGCACCGGCACGCCGCGGCGCACGGGGCGATCCCCTTCGACGGGAACATACTCCGGGCGCGGTCCTGTCCGGCTATAGTCGCCCCTCTGCATGAGCGGCTGTACCGGCGCTGGCGTGCCGCGAAACACAGGGCGCTCCTCATCGATCGGCGGCGCGGCCGGCATAGGCATCCCGCCACGACTGCCGCCATACATCCGCGTCTCGGCATCCATCAGCGTGCCGCCAGAATTGAACGCCGGCATGACGCGCGGGATCTCGGTCTGCGTCGGCTCTTGCGCCTTGCGAACCTTGTAGAGGTGCAGCACGCGCTCTGGCGTCGGCGCCACACCCTTGCCGCGCAGATAGTTAGTCAGGGAAGCGTACACGTCAGGCGGCACATCCTCCTTCACCAGATCGATCAGCGGCTTCTCGGTCGGTTTGCCCCACCAGCTCTTTCCGCCCGTTGCCACCTGCCTGACAACGCCGTCGATCAGAGACTGATATTCCTGCGGCGTAGCATCCTTGCCTTTCGCGCTTTCAAATTCCGTCGTCACATCCTGCAGCACGCGATAGAACCGCGCCGCTTTCTGCGTGTCGGAGTCGAATTCCTTCTGGTTCGGCCCAGCCTTCGGGTTCGGGTTGATGCCCATCCCCCTGACCGCCGCGTCGTTCATCGCGTTGCGCGTCTGGACCTGCGTCAGTTCCTTGCCGTCGCCCTTGCGCGCCGCCGCCTGCAGCTTTGCCAATTCCTGCCGATCTTCCGGCGACAAAAACTCAGCAAGTTCCGTCAGGTTGGTGTTGGCCCATACGTTGCGCTCGTTCGCATTGTCTGACGTCAGGCCTCTCTGGATGGTGTACCAAGTATTGAAATCCGTGACCGTCTTCTTGCCAGCGACGTTGCGCGCGACCTGGCGCTCGATCGACTGCTGCTGCTCCCAGGTCAGCTGCGAGAAGATGTTGGCGGGCGGTGGCGTGATCGCAGGGCCGCCGTTCGGGCCACCCTTCGTCATCCAGTCCTGCACGCCGGCATAGATCTCGTCCTTGTAGAGCTGCACCTGCGACTTGCGGAGTTCGAACTGGGTGTTGATCTTCGCCGTCACGTTCTGAAGCATCGGCAGGTTGTTGCTGAACTGCGCCGCAGCCTTCTGCAGCAGATCGATGCGCTGGCGCTCGGCGTCGATCATCATCCGGCGCGTGTCGAGGATGCCGTCCGACGAGGCCGCGCGTGTGCCCGCCTGCGGAACCTCGGGGAGCGCAGTCTGCTTGTTCACCGCCGCGGCCAGCGGATCACCCATCGGCACCTGCTCGCCGCCGCCCTGCTCGACGCCCGGCGGCGCCGCGCCACCGTAGTCCCGCAGGATCGCTGCCGCCGACTGCTGGCGGATATTGGACTCGCCGTCCTGATATTTCGGGCGGAAGTAGCCGCGCGTCATGATGTCGGCCGCTTCCTTCTCGGTCTTCGCTGCCATCAGCTTGGCCTTGAAGTCAGGCGACAGGCCCGACACCGAATAGGGAATCTCGCCGTCGATCTCGGCCTTGGCGTACTTCAACCCGGTCTGCACATCGTTCGGGTCGAGGCCGTTCTTCGCAGCATAGGCCTTGAATGCCGCCGCTCGCGCGCTGTTCCACTGGCCGATGTTGATGCTGTCGGATCCGTCGCGACCGTCGCCCTTGTTGCGAGCGCCAGAGAAAAACTGGCTTTCGCGCAGAAACCCGGCCGTGATGCCCGCGGCCACTGGCGCGCTGAACTTGTCGCCCTTCGCGTCGGGAGACTGCCAGAACGCCATGCTGGCCTTGGTCCCCGCCTTCGCGCCTTCCGTTGTCGGGCCGGTGCCGACCCCATTGGACGCCACCCAGGCCGTCGCATCGACACCCAGCGCCATCGTCTTGATCGACTGCTCGAGGCCCAGCCGGTCCCGGCCGTCCAGCTTGTCCTTGTACTGCTCGAACAACACCAGCGCAGAGCTATCACCCGCAATGATCCGCGACGTGATCGCGTTCTTGTAGATGTTCGACTGCATCTCGGCGATCAGAGGCTCGGCAGGCAGGCCCTGCGTGCGCGCGAAATTCTTGGCCGCGATACCCACACGATCGGCCAGCGCGCCCAGCGCCTCGGGATCGTTGGCAAAGCGCACCGACTCGGTCTCGGCCTGCTTCATCGTGCCGGCAAAGACGTTCTTGTTGAACACGTCCGCCTGCTGGATCGTGTGCCCCAGCATCATCCGCTGGTAGGCCTGGATCTCCTCCGGCGCCTTCTTCTCGTACATCTGGCGCGCGCGGCCGATCAGGCCTTTCGACACCTCGGTAGACGCCGCGGCCATGCGATCGGTGTAGGCCTGCATGGGCGACATGCCGTCGCCCGTCTTCTGCATGACCTGCTCGCCCTTCAGGTTCATGAACCCGTTTTTCTCGCCGTAGGTCAGGTCGTCCTTGAAAGTGCGCAGCCGGTTGAGAGCGTCCTGTGCGATCGTCTGCTCGTACTGCAGCGTGAGCTCGTCGATGCCCTGGCCGATCTGCTTCTGCTGCTGGCCGATGACCTGCGCCGTCTCGGCAACCACCGCGCTCTGCGGGGCGGCGCCGGCGACAGCTGCATTCTCGATGACGACCGGAACCTCCCGGCCGTACTGATAGCCCTGCGGAAATTCACCCATCACGCCAGATCCAATTCGCTAGGGTCAACAGATCGAGCGCCGGTTGGCCCCGCCTGAGATGCAGGCGAACCACCGCCGCCAAAAGCCCCGACGATGTCGCCGCCATACTTGCTCGCCAAGCTCAACCCGGCGCCGATGATGCCGGTGGTCATCGTGCTGTCGGCCCGCGCATTCATGCTCTGCTGTTCCGAGAGCGCAGTGTCGATGCCCGTCGCGCCAGACCACAGCGACATGCGGGCCTTGTCGCGCATCACGCGAGCCTTCTCATCGCCGCCGTACAGGGCGAGATCCTTGCCGTACTCGCCCTCGCCCATCAGCCGGGCGATCAGCTTGGGATCGATACCGGCGCCGGATGCGGCCATCACCGCCTGCGCTCGCGAGGCCATGATGCTGCCCTTGCGCACCGCCTCGATCGCCTTCCGCTGCCCGGCGGCCTGGTACGCTTTGGCGTCGGCCTCGGCCCGCAGCGCGATCGCCTTGGCCTGCTCGTTGCGCATGATCGCGTTGTTGACCGCGATCTGCCCGGCCTGCCGCATGCCATTGGCCTGCGTTGCCGAGCCGATGATGCCCATTCCCGTGCTGGCAACCGTTCCCGCCAGACTGATTGCCGTGGCGGCGCTCATACCTCCTGACATCCTAGCCTCCCGTCACAAGTGACGTATTGATCGCTTCCGGCAGCCTCGAGCCCAGAACCGCGAAATCATCCGTGAATGCCGCCTCGGCCTCCTCGATCGTCTCGGCGTCCGTCACGAACGACATCGAGACCCAGCTATCGATCAGCCCCATGCCGGCCTGCTTCCGGTGCGCCTGGCACGGCAGGACAGCGTAGCCCGTGAACCTCTGCCAGTTGTCGCCAAAGCCGATCAGCACGTCGCCCCACATCGTCCAGGTCGTCGGCACCTTGACCAGCGCACCCGTGATCAGCACGCCCGCCGGCATGAACATCGTGCGCGTGTAGATGCCGCCATGCAGGACGTGGTCGGTTGTGAAAGGCACTTGCGGCTGCTCGAGGATCTGCCGCTCCAGTTCGCGCACCTGCTCGATCGCCATCGGGCTCATCGTCGGCACCGCCAGCCGCTGGCCCATGTCGGATGCCTTCTTGAAGAAGGTCCGGTTCATCTCGCCGTACCCGCACCGCGGCAACACTTCGAAGAGCCGCCCGGCAACCGGCGCACTCACCACCAGACCGGGAGCGCCCAGCTCAAGCGTCTTGGCCTCGGCCGCCCGCAGCAGTTTCAGGCCGGCGCCGGTCGAGCGGTGCGCCGCAGCCACGAAGAAGCTCTCCGACAGCGCCATCATCACGCTGTAGTGAGGCAGCGGCGCGTGCAGGACGAAGATGAAGCCGACCAGCGCCTCGCCCACCCAGGCCCCGAAAACGTGCAGGCGGCCCGCCTCGGTCAGCGCCAGGTACATCGCCCGGTCGCAGGTCGGCGGCGGCATGCCCTCGACGCCAGACTCGGCGGCATACTCAGCCAGCAGCGCCGGCCATTCGACCGCGGCCTCGACCTCGAGGAAGCTGCTTGCCCGCACCGTCATGGAACCCCCCGCCTCATCACGCCTGCCACGTCCGCCGCCTGGAACCCCAGCCGGCCCAGCAGACGCTCCGACGCCGGCTCACCCGGCTGCACGATCGCCTGCAGCGGTCCCTCGATTTGCGCGATCATCGTCTCGAGGAACCGGAACGCCCGTACCATATCACGTCGGCGTGCGCGAAGTTCGGGCCCCGCATCGCTGAACAGCAGGAGGCACCCGGCCTGGTAGGAGATGCCGCCTAGGCCAATGACCTGCCCGTCGAGGATAGCAGCGTGGCCGCGCAGCGTGTGCGCCGGCGGCGCGCCATAGAACGCCAGCACCATCTCGCGGGTCGCGGGTACGAATTCGACCTCACGACCGATCATGTCCCTCACCGGAGATCACGACCGCGCAGACCGTGACACCTCGCGGCGCCGTGGCGCGCAGGGCCAGCCGGGCGTCGGTTTCCCACCCGCCGTCCAGCGCGAACGACGTCGCATCGTAGTCGGCCCAGATCGAGTCGGGATCGACCGGCACGCCACCCTCGGTGCTCGGCAGCCGATCGAGGTGGTCGAAGTCCATGCCGTACTCGAGCGCCAGCGGGTGCATGTCGGCAGCGATCAGGCCCATCCGGTCGATCGTCTTGTATTGCGTCAGCGGCACCCCGCCGCGCGAGCCGGATGTCAGTTTGGTCGACAGCCAGTCGGCCTGGTAGACGAGGCCGGCGCACCACGGGCCGGTGATCGCCTCGCTCGCCGTGATCTGGCCGCCGGAGACGACGTAGGTGCCGAGATCCTTGCCGTTGCCCCACAGGCAGACCGTCTCGCCCTCGAGGTGCGCCACCGCCAGCGTCGTGGATGCGGTCCCGGTCCCGGTCACGAACGAGTCGGCGATCCGGTTGTCGGCCGCGCAGACGGCCTGGCTTTCCAGCGCCCACTTCTCTACGAACCGCTTGGTCACGCCGTTGATGGTCCGGCGCACGGTGTAATAGACCTGATCTTCGACCGGAGCGGACGGTGCGCTCGGCAGGACGACGACGTCCTCGACAAACCCATCGGTCTCAACCAGCAGCCAGCACTCGACCTTTTCCGCCTTGTCGAATACCAAGATCGCCACCCGGCCGTCGCCGCGGACGAAGTGCAGGCGTGTGTCCTTGAACCTCTGGATGCCGCACCGCGTGAACGCCGGCACGCCGATCTCGGGCACGATCGCCGTCAGGTCGGTCGGCGTATAGGGCACGATGCTGTACATGCTGGCGTCGGCCGACAGCTGGAATACGCGGCTGCCGTTGCGCCCGATGTAGACGCCGTTGGTATCGACCTTGAGCGCGCGAACCGGCGCCGTGCCGAGCTCGGCGATCGCCTTCAGCGAGAACGCGGTCGGCGTCAGCGGCTGGTCGATCGACGAGGCCTTCGCCACCCGCGCAGCGCCCTCATCGCCCAGCACCAGATTGTTCAGCGCCAGCAGCCAGTTCACATTGTCGACCGGGCCCGCGCCGATCGACCGCTTGATCGTGGCGCCGTCGCCCTCGACGCTGTCGTCGAAGCTATCCAGCAGATCCGACGACGAGCCCCAGATGTTGTTCTTGCCAGCCCAGAACAGCCGGCCATCGAACAGCGCCACCGACGAGGGATAGCCGCGCCGCGGCGACCAGTCGCCCTGGTACCAGTCCTGGGTATATTGGTCGGCAGCACCGAAATCCCGCAGCACGGCAGCCTTTGCCACCGTCGTGCTGGTAATCTCGCTGATCCGCGCGACGCCGTCGATCGAGCCGGCCGAGAACACCAGCCGCGCCAGGATGTCGTCGCCGATGGTGTAGTCGCCGGTCTTCACCCCGATCCGGTAGTAGATGATCTGGTTGTCGAGCAGGTCGTTGAAGGTCACGGTTTGCGGCGCCGTGTACGACGTCTGGTCTGTCCACGAGCCTGGCGTCGCCACCGACCGCTGCAGCGTGACCGTCGTCGTGCCCGTGAACGTCGGGCCCGACAGCTCGATCGTCATCGCGCGCGTCGCGCCGACGCCCGTGACCCTGATGGGCCCGGAGAACACGTTCTCGCCGACGATCTGCTCCTCGACGGTCTGGCCCGCCGACGTAAGCCGGAACAGCGCACCAACATGGCCTGCCTTCCAGAACGGCTTGCTGGCCGTCATGTCCACATCGCCGTCGATGCCGGACGACTTCAGCTGCACCGGCCCGACGTTGATGTCGCCAAACGGCCCGTCCTCCGGCGCGTAATCGACCACCGACCACGAGCGCGATGGCGGCGTCGATGTCCGGTCCTGGCGCTCGATGCGCTTCTGCGCGCGGCCCTTGCACGCCACGAAGATCACGTCACCCGAATTGTCCCAGCGCACGCGATCAAGATCCGTCTCCAGCCAGGGCGTCGGCACGACCATGTCGCCCGCAGCCTGGTTCAGCGTCACGCTATCGATCAGCGCCGCGTTGTGCGTGGAATTCGACAGACGCACAAAGAACGACCCAGCCGGCGTGATCGCGATCGAGTGCGTACCCGTGCGCAGTAGCCGGTCCTCGAGGTACTCGTCGCCGCCCTCGGTGCTGCCCAGCCGCAGCGTGGCCGCGCCTCGCGCCACCACGATGGTCAAGGCATGCTCGACGCCGATGTTGGCGCCGGCCACGGCAATCGACCGATCGCGGATCGCGTAGTTGAAGCCGGTGCCGGTCAGGGACAGGTAGCCTCCCGTGGCAAAGGCAGAGACCGCGCCGGACTCGTCGTTGTCCTTCCAGTAGCTGACGTCGGTCGCATCGACAAAGGTCGCCGCGGTGTCGGTGCTGGCAATGAATGCCGCGCCATCCCAGCGGTTCCACTTGCTGGTCACCGCGGGCCGCGTGACGATCACGTCGTTGACGCGCACACGCATGCTGCTGTCGGTCAGTTCGATCAGCGCCGTATCCGATGTGCCGAACACGAAATCGATATGCAGGGACGCCAGATCGTTGCGCGTGGACGACAGGTACTGCCAGCCCGGCCGCAGCATCATCGAGCCCAGCGTGCGCGGCATCCAGTTGAGGAAGGTCGAGGCAGAGAGGGCGAGGCGCTTCAGGTCGACGCGCCCAAGGGCGTACTTGCTGACCAGGCCCCGGTTGAAAGCGTAGTGCTGGTCGATGAAGTCCATCGGCTAGTAGCCGTAGAGCGAGCGGCGGCTCCCGCGATCCCAAGCCCCACCATTGCGGCCGGCGGTGCGCGCGCTTGTCCAGGTGCCGGCCGGCATGAACCGGGTCGGCTGCTCCATCGAGTCGCTCGACTGCGCCTGCAGCTTGGCTTCCTTCAGGTTCTTCTTCAGCTCCGCGCGGTCGACCTTGGATCCGGTCAGCTTCGGGTGGACGCGCCAGGCGCCGTAGAAGCGGGCGAAGGCCGTGAAGTCCGCCGGCCACTTCGACAGGTCGTTGCCATATGACACATCATTGCTGACGTAACTGCAGTAGAGCGGACCGATGTCAGCAAACCAGTAGCGGGCCCCGACATCGACCTGCAGCAGCGGCATCTTGAAGTATTCGTCCGAGCAGAATTCCATCGTCCTGATGTGATCGCTCGGCTTCTCATAGGCATACTGCCGGCCGAAGAGAGGCTCGACGGTGGTCTCAGGGTCGAGGCGAACCGACCGCTTGGCGAAGAGCCATTGCCCCTCGCCAAGGCAGTCGTCCACCCACCCGTTGTCCCACACCTCATCGAGGTAGCGCCGCGTCGGTTCGCTCACAGACAACGACGCGATCTTGCGCTCTTTGCACTCGAGCAGGACGTCGTTGTAGAGGTTCAGTCGAGTCGTCACGGCGCTTCTCCTGCGTGCTAGGCGGCGGCGCTTTCCAGATCGATCCCGCAGCGCGTGCGCAGCCAGTTGTCGGCCGACTGCAGGCTCTGCAGGCCCTCGACCATCACGCGATTGTCCGACTTGCGGATCACCCGCGCACCGACCCGCTCGTTGAAGTCGACGGCATAGTCCTCGTACTCGAGGAGCTCCTTGCTGCCCCAGGTCTGCAGCATCAGCGGGCCGATCTGGACGTTGAGGCCCTCGACCGAGCGGACGATGAATTCGGCATACCAGGAGCTGTCGGCGGCCAGCACCTCGATACGATCGCCGCGGCCCAGCATCTTGGCGACATGGGCGTAGGCTTCGGCTTTCAGGAAGTGTTCGGCGGTCATCTCGCTTTCGAGTTGAACGCGCCAGGTGTTCCGCGCCCCGTCCGCCTGCTTCATCTGGTTGGGCAACAGGTGGGGGATGACATTGACCTTGGTCGGAACGAACGTCGACATGAGCTCTCCTGCGAATAGTGAAACGCCGCCGCCAAGTACACAGCGGCGGCGCCTCTGTACCCCGCCGGCGGCTGCCAGCGGCGTCGCAAGACTACACGATCGGCGTGCCCGTGGCAGCGATGGTGGCGCCCGTGGACGAAACCGCCGTCACGCGGCCGAGGGTGACGACCGGGGCCGAGGCGCTGGTCGAGTCCCAGTGCTCGACGATGTCGCCGACCTTCATGCCGAGATCGAGGGCATTGCTGATGTAGCCAGCCGCGCGGATCGTGTCGAACGTGGCCGCTTCCTTGTAGAGCCAGTTCTGGTTGTTGGCCGACCGCGTCAGGCCGGTGAACCCCGTCAGGACCGGGGGGAGGAGCGTCGAATAAGCCATGTGTGCCTCTTGGAGAAAGTGGGAGGGGTTGAGCCCCGCCCTGTTGAAACGATGACGACCTGGCCGGCTTACGCCGTCGCCGCGAACGCGGATCCGTCGTGGCGCAGCACGACGATGCCGGAGTTCTGCAGCACCTTGGACCCCATGAACGCCGTCGCGCGGGCCCAGCTGTAGTCCTGCTCGTCGTTGTAGTCGGCGCGCACCTGCAGGCCTTCCATGTCGCAAGCGTGGCCGATGGCCGACTTGTGATACATGTAGCACTGCTCGTTGTTCGTGCCCTTGTTCGGCAGATTGGGATGCACGATCCAGTTGACGTTGTTCCACCGGAACATGGTCAGGCGCCCGCTGAAGGGCTTGTTGTTGATCCAGTCGACCGAGCTGAATTCCTTGGCCTGCTGAATGTAGCCGTAGAAGCCGGGCGTGATCAGCGCCGAGATGTCGCCGTCGAGCGGCACCGAGTTGTTGCCCAGGATGGCGAGCGCCCAGTTGACCATGCCGACCGACGCGGTGGCGGCATTGCCGGTGAACTGCGTCGCCGTGCCGAGGGCCGCGATGATGTCCTGATCGATGCGACGGTTGAGCACCGCGCGGGTCGTGCCCTGCATGATGCGCCGGCCATCGCCCTGGCTGGCATAGAGGTTGTACGACGTGCGGCGCACGAGATCGTGCCACTCGTTGAGCGTCGCCGTGTACTGGTTGAGGTTGTCGGCGCGGGCCGGGATGAGGCCGTTGACGCCACGGGTCACCGCGGTCGCGGCGCCGGAGTCGGCCACCAGGAAGACGGCCTGCTGCCCCTTGATCTCGGCATCGGTCGTGACGGTCTGGCGCGTGAAGGACTCGTGCTGTTCGAAGCCCTTGATGAATTCCTGCTTGTACTGGATCTGAAAGGCTGTGTCGGCCATTGGATGTCTCCGTGATGAAAAGGGTGTGAGCCTCTCCGCATCGGGGTATCCAATTGCAGCTTTCGCCGGGGTGCCCGTCTCTCGACGGTGCCGGCCAGGCAGAATTAGCGCCTAGCAGGGTTGCAGGGCGCAACATATGCCTACGCGCAACAATCTGTCAATTCCGCCCGCCGGCCCAAAAGAAAGCGGCCACCCCTTTCGAGATGGCCGCAAGTCACAAAGGGAGGAAACGCCCAAGACGGGCAGCGCGATCCTAACGCCAGCCGGCGCCGGATGTCCAGCCTACCCCTTCAGCTTGTCGCGCGCCGTGATCAGCTCGCGATAGCGGGCCTGCAGCTTGTCGCGGTTCGGGCCCTTGTGATAGTCGCTGTTGAAATCGCCCATCTGCTTCTCGAGGCCGCTGATCTCGGTCTCCATCGCAGCGTTCGCCGCCGGGCCGGTCATGCCCATCACCGCCGCCTGCGGGTTCTTCGCCAGCGCCATGTTCGTGAACCACGACAGCACCTGCGCATTGGCGAACAGCAGGCGGCCATCGGGACCGCGGGCCTTGCCGATCGCATCGTAGACGCCGGCCGGCGTGTCCTTCAGGAACTCCTCGGCCATCTTCAGGTTGCGCCTGATTTCCGGGCCCATCTCCCGCTGCAGGATTTCAAGGTTCTGGTCGCGGTAGGTCGAGTCGGCCTCGAGCATCGCCTCGCGCTGCGCCTCCTGGTGCGCCTGCCACCAGCCCAGCGCACGCTGGACCTCGCCCGGCGTCGCGTCCTGCTCGTGCATCGTCTTCAAGAAGCCATCGACGATCGGCTTGTCGGCATCACCGACCACGAGGCCCTTCGGCATCTCGTACTTGTCCGGCGCCTCGGGAATGCCCTGCGCCTTGCGCCACTCGGCCAGCTTCTCCGGCGTGGCCTCGGCACCCTCGGGCTTCGGCTGCTTCAGGTCTCCCTTGGAGATCCGCTCGGCAGCGGCGCGGCGCGCATCGTCGACGGCCTGGGGCGAGGTGTACCGCTGCAGCTCTGCCAGGCGCTTGGCGTCACCACCGGCCATCTTCTCGCGCCAGTCGGTCGGCCAGTCGCCGGCTACGCCCTTGCCGTCACCACTCGCCGAGCCTTTGCCATCAGCCCCGGCCGCACCTGCGGCAGCACCGCCGGCACCGGAAGTCCCGGCACCAGCGGCACCCGCCCCTGCAACCTCGCCCGCAGCAGCGCCACCCGCGCCGCCCGCTACTCCACCGTCCGCAGCGCCTGCTGCCGCACCAGCTCCTGCCGCCCCTGCACCACCGGCAGCGGCACCTGCACCGGCCGCACCACCACCTGCACCACCGGCCTCGCCGGCGCGATTTCCATCAGACATGTCGTCTCCTATTTCTGGCGGGATTGTTCAGCTTCTCGCGCTCTTCGCGTAGCCTCAACATCGGCGAGCTCTCCGGTGTTGACCTTGTACATCGCCACCACGCGCATGCCCGCGTAGCGCCGGCCTTGCATGAACGATGAATTGTGCTGGTTCGCAGCGTCGTAGGTCTCGCCGTAGATGTTCGCCGCGCCCTCGACGAACCACTTCAGCGCGCGCTGCTGCTGGCTTGCGTCGGCATCGCCTCGAGCCAGCGCCTGGATGGCAAGCACGTCGGCGATCACGAACGGTGCCGACAGATGCGCCTCTGGCGAGTAGCCGTGGATCTCCGGCCGTATCTTCCGCGGTACGCGCATCAGGGCTCCTCTTCGGGGATCGGCACCGGCTGCGTCGCGCACCTCGCCCAGTCGACAACGAACTCAGCGGTCTGTGCGTAGGCCGGCTGCGCCAGCGCCCGCGCAACCAGGTCGAGCCGCCGCTGGATCACCTCGACGTCGGTCGGCTCGCGTTCACTCATGCAGCGATGCCACCCAACTGCGCGGCCTCGGCGCCAGACTTCAGCGCGCTGCCCAGATCACTGGCAGCACCAGCGCCCTCGGCCAGCATCGCCATCATCTGGTCCTGCTTCTGCTGCGCCGCCTGGTCGGCAAGGAGGCGATCGACCTCGGTCTCGGTGCGCAGCCAATCGGCCGGCACGACGACCGACATGACGTCGCGCACCGCCTTCTTGCCGTTGATGATGACCGCGGCGCTGGGGTCGAGAGCCTGCGCCTGCACGAGGATCTGGCCGCCTTCGGTGAACTGGCCGACCTTGATCTTCTCCATCGCCTCTTTCAGCGGGCTTTCGAAGACGAACTTGTACTCGACGCCGCGGATCGACTCGGGAATGCGCTGGCGCATCTCGACCGAATTGTTCAGCAGCAGCTGGAAGTCGAGCTCGCACAGCGCGCCGTTGTACTCGACCTCCATCGGTTCGAAGAGCGGCAGCGCGTTGCGGATGAACTCCTGCGTCCGCTGCGCCACCTCGTAGGCCGTCATCTTGTCGCCACCCATCGCCGGCGGCAGGTTCAGCTTGTTCAGCATGAAGGCCGACGTGAGCTGCATGCGGATGTCCTGCAGCAGCTTCTCGCCGAACCCCAGGTTCTTCGTGTCCTGGGTCAGGGGCCGCAGCACCTCGCCCAGACGCTCATCGTACTCGGCATCGACCGCCGTGAAGCCGCCCGCGAACATCTGCAGATCCGACCGCAGCGCCTCGCGCACGCCGATCATCGGGGGATTGACCGCCTTCTCGCCGGCCTCGAGCAGCACGCGCGCGATCGACTGGATCAGTCTGGCATCGGGCAGCGCGGCCATCGTCACGGGAGAGTGAGCGTATTGCGAGCCGCTGATCATCCGCCAGCGCGGCACGACGTAGTTGAACACCAGCTGCCCTTTGACCTCGAGCAGCGTGTCATGCTCGATGTCGATGAACAGCGACACCCACTTCTGATTGATCTTCTTGTCGACGCCGTCCATCGCGTTGTAGAGCTCGGCCGGCATCACGACGTGCCAGACCTTGACCATGTCGTAGGGCCTCTCGCGCGCGTTGCGGCGGACCTCTTCGTTCACGGTCTCGGGGAACGTCTGCACGAGATCGAAGGCGAACGCCTCCCAGACCCGGAACATCGTATCGATCTGGCCCGTGTGGCTTTCCGCCCACGCGCAGTCGCGAGGATTCCAGGCGCGGTGCAGTAGATGCGGCGTGCTGCCATCGAGGGGCCGGTACATGTCGACCTGGATCACGCCCTGGCCGATCAGCGAGAAGTAGGCGTCTGTCTCCTTGGTCGCCCGGTTGAACTGCGCCGGCAGGTCGTACATCGCGTTCCGCTGCAGCTTGGTCGCCCACTCGAGGTATTGCTTCGCCTCGGTGTCCTCGCGATCGGGCCGGTTCGTCGACAGCTTGAACCAGGGCTTGCTGGTCGGCCGCAGCATGGCGGCGAACGCATTGGTCAGGTCGCGCTGCATCAGCAGCGGGAAGGACGTCATCAGGTTGGATGCGTAATCGGTGCCGACCGTGCGGCGCACCGTGAACTCGAGATCCGGCTGGAAGTTGTCGGCCAGCTCCTGCCAGAGGGACAGCAGAGAACCGCGCTGAAACAAGTTGCCCCCGCGCGCCTTGATCTGGTCGATCGCCTGCATGGCCTAGGCCCCCAGCGTGTCGGACTCGCCGATGATCGTCGACCGGCGGGTCGTGGCCCCAGCGTTCTGGCGCGCGAGGATCTTCTCCTGCGCGCGCCGCTGGGCCTCGGGATCGGGAACCGGCATCGGCTCCGGTGGTGTCGGTGCCGGCGGCGGCAAGATCATCGGCGCCGGTTGCGGGGCCCCTCCAAACAGTCCAGCCATCACACACCTCCACCAAGCGTTACGTCCGAGCCGATGATGCTGTTGCGGCGGCGCTCTTCTTCCTCTTCCTCGGGCGTCGGGCCCGGTGCTGGCGGACGCGGTGGATTGACCGGCCCGCCGACGTACTCCTGGCCCGGCGCGAGTTGCGGCCCATAGGGCGCAACCGGGATCACGGTCGCCGGCGTCTGGATGACAGCCGGCGCGGAGGGCATACCGCCGAACAGGCTGCCCATCAGACGCGCCCCTGCTTGAGGGCGATCGACCGCTGCCCGAACTGGCGGATGAATTCGTCCTTGTAGGCCTGCTGGAGCTTCGACAAGCGACCGCTCCGCACGACCGGCGGCACCATCGCGACGTCGGCCTCGACCATCTCGACCACGGGTTCGGCCGCAACTGGCAAAGCGGCCACCGGGACGGCAGCCGCTGCGAAGAACCCTCGACGCTTGAGATCAACCATGTTCGCCACCCCCGCCGCGGTAGACCACACCACCACCAGATGATGTGCGCCGCGTCGCCGCATGCCCCATTACCACATTCACGGGCGCGGCATTAGCCCTCCACCCGCCCCGGATGTTCGACATCTTCACGCCAGCCGTCCAGGCCATGACGATCGCGTCGGCCTTGTTGGGCGAGTGACCGAGCTTCTCGATCACGGTTTCCTTCTTGCGCGCCTTCACGCCCATCCCGCCCGCCAGGCTCACGATGTCGAAGGTCACGGCGGCGAGCTCGGCCACGATGCCGGGATCAGGCGGCAGGGCGATCGGCGAGCCACCCGGCTGGTCGGGATCGAGCGCCTCGCGGAAACGCCAGTAGGTCTGCGTCCGCATGTTGTGGAACTTGAGTTGCCGATCCGCCGACCGGCCGGCGCCCTCACCGGCCCCCTTGTAGGCCGTCGTCTCGATGCCGTTGCCTTTGAGATGCTCGTAGATTCCGCCGCCGTAGCCGCCGCCCATGTCGACTATCACCAGCGCGGAGTCGCGGCGGTGCATCACGACCACGCCGGCCTGATGCGTCCCCAGCTTGTCGCCGGGAATCGTCGCGCCAGGCGTTTCGATCAGCTCGGCATACCAGCCGTCATAGCGGGCAGCGATCACCATCGGATCCTCGCCACCACCGGAGGCATCGACGCCCATCGCGCACATCGGCACGCCCTTCGGCGGCTCCGGCGTCCACCGCTTCTGCGCCGCCCTGATCCAGGCGGTCGGGATCATCTGGTCGGCGCCATCCTGCAAGCCGGCACCGAAATCGCCGTAGAGCAGTTGCGAGCGCAGCGGCTCGGGCAGCGACTGCAGCTGGGCCTTGTACTCCGGGGTATTCCGGTAGGGATTGTCCGCCAGGCTCGCCGGGATGAACGTGTAGGACTTGGCCGTGTAATTCTCGCCGTCGAACTGATACTCGCCCGGCCCTGCGACCCACTGCATCGCGCCGATGCCGTTGGTCGTGACGTAGCAGGCCCAGCGCAATTCGCCGGCCTCGGCTGGATTGTCGAACCGCTCATCGAGCCAGGGCGCGAACCACTTCAGCAGCCACTGGCCGTCCGACGATCGAGGCGGGTTGCTGCCGATGATGACGCGGCACCGCTTGCCCGGTGCGGCGCGCAGCCACGCGATGATGCTGGCGACCTGGACCTCGAGGAACTCACCGCCCTCGTCGAAGCCCATGTAATCGCGCTCGCGGCCGGCGTAGGGTTGCCAGTCCTCGGGCCCCTTCATGCCGGCCAGCTTCAGTGACTTGCCGTTCGGCCACGTCCACTCGTGCTTGGTGCCGTTGTATCCGGCCGCCTGGCCGATCAGCTTCTTGCCTTCTTTCTCGAGGCCGTCTGTCTGCGTGAGCTCGCGGCGGAAGATGATGCCGCTGTCGGATTCGTTGATCGGCCAGCCGAGCTCGAGGAACGTCTTGCCGCCACCAGCCTGCCCGCCATAGAGCAGCACGTCGGCCATCGATCGATAGGCTGCGGTCTGCGGCCCGGCATTCGGGACCATCCGCATCGTGCCTGTCACCGCCCCAGCCAGGGCGGCGACCTCGCGTTGCCGATCCGCCGGCAGCGCAGACATGCGAGCTCGGATCTCCTCGAGCAGGCTGGCCTGCGCTACCGGCGAGCCGTCCATTCTTAGAACGCGGTGCCGTCGGCGCCGCGCAGCATCGAGACGTGCTGGTAGTCGACGTCCATCGTCATCGACGCCGCGACGCTGGTCTTGGAGACGCCAATGGTCGGCGTCAGCTGCGTCGCCGCGGTGACGGCGCCGGTCATCCTGGTGCCGACCGGCAGACCGTTGATGAAGAACGACGCGATGCCATCGGCCGTCACCTCGACGCGCAGCGTCTGGTACTGGGCCGCGGTCGGAGCGATGTCGCTGTCCTGCGCGGTCGCATCGACGTCGGCCGCAACGCCCACCAGCCACCAGTTGTCGTCGGTCATGCGCGTGTCGAACATGAAACCGACCGCGTCGGAGGCGTTCGTCGTGATGGTGTTGCCGGAGCCGGCGCTTTCGATCGCAGCCTCGAGGGTCGAGATCTGATCGGTGAAGCCGATGAAGGCCCAGCAGGTCGTGACCGCCGACATCTTCACGCGCCACTCGCCGCACAGCTCGCCGTTCGCCGCGCGCCACTGCAGGGTCTCGACGATCATCTCGCCGTCCGCCGCGATGCCGGTGCCGGCGTCACCCGTGGTCAGGCGCAGTGCGCCGGACACGACGCCCGTGATCACCGCCGCCGACGTGGCCGAGTCGGTGCCCTCGAGCGAGGTGTAGCGCACGGGCAGGACGCCCGCGCCGAGGAAGTCGTCGAACTCCGTCACGCGCGACGGCGCCGGGTGATGGATCTGCGAGCCGTGGTCGCCGGAGAGAAAGCCACCGACCGACATCTGCGGGCCAGGCTGAAGGGCAGAGCCGCGCTTGACGTCCTGCGTTCCGCCGCTCTTACGGCCATCGATCGAGGAAAGGATGCGAGTCATCGAAAGTCTCCAATTATGCGGGCTTCAGCCCATTGTGCGCCAAGATTGGCATTTTACTGGATCGTGACCGGCGGCTCATCGTCTCGAGCTGCAGGCTTCTCCCCGGCCGGCGCCATCGGGCCGGTCAGGAGGAAGAGGATGCGCCGCGACACGTCGTCGATCGCCACTGGCGCCTGGTTGTCGGGATCGCCGTCGAGGCCGGGAATCGGCAGGTCGCCGTTGTTCGCGCGATACTGGTGCGGGAAGATGTTGCGGTACCTGACCATCCGCTCGATCGCCATGACCGCCGCGCTGAACTTGCCGTTCGACATCGCCGCAATGCGGGCGGCCTCGAGGTCTCGCAGCACCTTGCCCGGCGTCAGCTTCAGGTCGGCCAGCATGATCTTGGTCTCGGCCTGCACCGCAGCCTGGACGTCGGCCTGCTGGATCATGCGAGGCCCCTGCACGTCGGCGTTCTTGCCGGGAAAACCGGCCGCCGTGTACGCGCGTGTCGCGTTGAAGTCCGTCATGTACTCAGCGACGAGCAGCTGGTGCATCGGCTTCAGTGCGAGGAATTCCTTTGTCCGCTTGTTCAACCGGGGCTCCCAGGGCTCTCAGACCGCAAAGTCCGAGAGCCCCAGGTCGGGCACGGCGACCGCCAAGCTACCGAGCCCGGAACCCCAGACTTGCGGCGCACAAGATACGCGAGCAACTATCTTGCGTCTAGCCGGTCACCGTCCGAGGGAATCAAGGGCCTCGCCCTGCCGCAGCCGGAGCTCGGTTGCCGTGAGAGGTGGCCCTGCTTCCTTTGCGTCCTGGCTGGGATCGCGCTCGAGCGCGACGACGGCCAGCGCCTGGATCTCGAGGCTGCCGTCGACCTTGAACCACGCGCAGCGGCGGACGGGATCGGCGTCGCTGCCGCTGATCACGGTCATCCGCACGGTCTGGCCCTTGAGCCGCACGACGCAGCCGGGGCGGAACGGCGCGTACTCGCTCACGACTGGCCGCCCTTCTTCGCCATGCGGCGCAGGCGGCGCTGCCGCTCGCGCGTGCCCTGGTGCGGCTTGCGGTCGATGGTGCTGCTGGCCCGGCGCTTCTCGAGCGCCTTCGTGATCGACAGCGACGGGCCGACCATCTGGCGCGCGGCTATCACGAAATCGATGACGTGGAACTTGGACATCAATGCACCTGCCCGGCAGCGGAAGCGGTGGCAAACGTCGACCCATACTGCTTGTGGAGGGTGAGGCACTGCACGGCCAGCAACGGAAGCATGTCCGCAAGCTCTTCGTCGGACGGCATTCCGCCCATCCGCGCGGACACCATCATGAACGCCAGGACGCGGGTCGCGCTGAAGATGTCGGCGGTGAGACGATGGTCCTCGGGCACTTTTTCGTTCCCCTCCATGATCGCCCGAACGCAGGTCAGCGCGGTCTTCGTGGCGATGTCGCACATTTCTTCTTGGGTCATTGGCGGTCTCCTTCAGGTTGGCGGCGGCATTGAGACTAGGACGCTCCATGCGACGAGCGCAACGCCGATCACGACCAGCGCGACGACGATGGCGTTGCTGATGGTGGTGCGCCGGGCGATGTCGTCGGCCTGCTTCTGCTCGCTCATGGCGCGTCTCCCTTCGGCGGTTCTGGCGGCGGCGGCGGAATGTACGGCGGAATGTACGGCGGTGGGCCCGGCATGCCGTGGCCCATCATCGTGTGCAGCATCCACGTCATGGCGGCGATCATTGCGATGCACGCGAACGCGGCAAACGCCAGCAGCGTCAGCCAGAACTCAGGCTCGCTCATGGCCGCGGCCTCGCATTCGGGCCCGGCCAGCCGGTAGCGCGCGGGAACGCCAGGCTGCGGCGATCCAGCTCATAGACGAACGGATTGCGCAGGGCGCCGCAGATCAAGTCCACGTCACCCGCGACGCCAAGCAGCGTGCTGCTAGGCAGGGTCTTCGGATCCGGCAGCGACCACTGGATCAGCCGCATCCCCAGGCGCGAGGCCCAGCGTTTCAGAATCGACATCGATCGCCTCCTGTTGCACGTCTCCCAAGTCGCCTGCCGTCATCGGCATCATCGGTCGCAGCGTCCTGATCTGCAGGCCTTCCATGACCTCGACCTCGACCATGTCCCAAAGATGCCCGTCCGAAATGCCGCCCGACAACACCGTCATGGCTCGCCTCCCTGCTTCCACCGCGGCGCACCGAGGCCACGCTCCGGGCCGTCGAAACCCGGCCGCTCGTACCAGCCTTCGAACAGCATGCGCTCGCCGTCCTGGCACCGACGATCGTAGGTCACGCCGATCTGCGTCGCCTCCTCGTGCTGCGCCCGGAACCAGGCCACGCGTTTCTGCAGGTCGTCGATCGGCAGCCGCGTCTCGCGGACGAACACTGGCTCAGACATCGGCGACCTTTCGCGCAGCGTGTTCTTCTCGCGCCGCCTGCCGCCGCTTCAGCTCGCGATCCATCTTTGCCGCCTCGCGCCGCAGGAACGCAGCGTGTCCCGCAATCACATCATCGTCGTCAAACCCAGCCTCAAAAGCCAGCAGACTTGCCAGATTGCATTCGACGGTGAAGTCCGCCGGCCCGTTCAACGGCAGTCCGACTTTCACGACCATCTGCCGGCCGCGCCGCTCCAGGTATGCAAAAGGCCCGGTCACAGGATCCCGCATCACCATGTCGATCGTGTCAGCGATGTCGGCCAGCACCTCGCGGCGCAGCCCAGCGCGCACTGTCGCAAACATATCTTCGGTCACCTGCCCGAACGTCCAATCGTGCAGGCGGACCTTGCGCGTGGACCTTGTCACACGAACCTCCGCGCGCGGCATCACGCGCCCTCCGGCTCGAGCCCAGCGTCATCGGCGACCGGCGCACCCTGCAGCCGGGCGAGCTCGGCCCGCAGCGCCACCACGCCGGGATGGTTCTCGCCCATAAGCGCAGCACGCGCCCTGATCCTGGCTGGCAGCAGCCTGGCCTGCATGGCCGGACTGTCAGGCGGGGCAGGCAGTGCGCCAAGGTCGTCATCCCGCGGCGGCGGCGGGATCGGCTGCTTGACCCAATCCGCCGGCGCGCGGTTCTCAAGAGCCGCCAGCTTCAGCTCGGCCGTGATGGCCATCTGCATCCGGCCACGTTTCAGGCCTGTTTCGACCATGTGGCGCAGCCTCACCGGGTAGGGTTCGACCGCAACGGATTTCGGCCCAGCGGCTACCATCATGGCCCGGATGCGCTTGAGCATGGTCGTCCTGGCTTCGAACATGGCGCCGACTTTCTCGCGCAGGTGGACGGGCTTGGGCATCCCGAACTTGTGGGTCTTCAGGAGCTCGATGGTGCCTAAACTCCAGAGATCATGGGGCAATTCGCCGTTGACCTCGATCCAGATGGCGCGCTGGGCGGTGACGGTCGGCTTGTCCCAAGCGGCCTGAAACCCGGTGATCAGCTTCGCCAGGCAGTAGTCGATGTGGCGCTGATCGGCGGGCTTGTTCAGCTCCTCGAGGACTCGCAGGCCTTCCTTGAGGTCGGCAGCCGCTGGCAGGACCGCTGGCATCGACCACGGGGTGCCAGTGTCCCCAAGGGCGAAGGGGTCAGCGAGAGCCTTCGCGAGAGAGCTCGGCAAGGAAGCCAAGGGTGTTGCCGGTCGAAGGCTTGGAGCTCGGGGTGCTACGGCGTTCATCGTACTTGCCCTCCAGAAGGCGGCGGAATTTCTCTTCGTCGAGCAGAAAGTCGAGATCGAACCAGCGTTGAGCCTTGCCGTCCGGTCCCCTGAAAAAGTCAGCATTCGCGGCCTTCAGCAGAACCTGCGTCCAGCCTGCGATCGGATCCGGCGGGTCCATCAGCTGGGAGGCTTGAGCCAAGCGGGCCTGCATTTTGAAGCGGACGGTGGTGTTGAGGAACATGGCCTGCGGCCACCCCTGAAGGCTGGCGATCTGGTTGTAGGCGTTGAACGCCCTGGCTTCCGGGGATGCGTCTGCGACCTGGTGCGGAGGAGGCGGCGGCGGTGGTGCCTTGGGCATCTCGGCCGGCATGGCGAAGGTCTCGTAGACCGGCATCGGGGTGTTGCGGATCGGCTGGCCGTCCTCGCCGAAGCCGTGCGGCGCGTCCTCGAGCTGGTCGACGACGTCGGTGACCGTGTCGGTCGGAGGCGTCACGGCGGCGACTGCTGCGCGCACGGCGTCTGAAATTTCCTCGCGCGCGGGTTCAACAAAAGAGGCTGCTGCAGCATTCTTATCTTTGCTTCTGCTATCTGCTTCTGCTTCTGCTTCTGCTTGTATGTCGAGTGCGTGATGGGTGCGTGATGCCGTCACGCTCTCACCGTGACTCTGTTGCGGACTTTCGTGACCGCCCGTGACCGTAACGGTTCCGCTGCGTTTCCGCTCTCGAGCCCGGCGTTGGCGCTCGGCGTCGTTCTCCTTCTTGTCGGCGAGGCTCGCCATGCGCCGGTAGCGACCATAATTGAGCAGCAGCCACCCGCCGTTGATCGCTTCGATGCGCCGGCCATCGTAGTCCTGCGAAGTCGACAGAGGATCGGGCGCGGAGAACTTACCCAGCGCCTTCAGGCAGCCCTCCAAGCTGATCTGGGCCTGCTTGCAAAGGCCCGGCACGCTCGACTTCACCTCGCCGTTCTTGTCGGCCATCGCGAGCATGGTGATCCAGAGGATGCGGGTTTCGTTGTCCTCGAGCCAAACGGTCGAATTAATCAACGTCCCGAACAGCTTAGTGTATGCCACTGCGTGACCCTCCAATTATGAAACGTGACAATACGGTTTTATTTCGTGACGTTAAAGGCCTGTTTCCCGTGAAACACGTTCCCAGCGCAGCTTTGCCTCACCGACCACAGACTGCCATTCCCGGCCGGGGCGATTCGCCCACCCGGCTGCATCACGCGCTGGCAACTCACCAATGACCTTGAAGCCCGCGCCACGTAGCGACGCGCCGCTCTCCCGCTGCAGGGTGTACGTCACCAGCCTGCGCCCTCCCATAGCCCGCCAGGCACGCCAGCAGGCCCCGTAAAGGGCCGAGCAGCCGTTCGGCACACCTTCCCTCACGCAGCACCGGACAACCTCGCTGGTGACCCCGTCCTGCAGCCCTCTTGCCACCGGCCGACCGACGATTGCCACCCCTACCAGGTTCACCCCGTCGCTCAGTCCGATCGCCCACCGCGCGCCGGCGACCGGCTTGTTGTGCCGGTGGAACGACAGCACAAAGGCGTTTGCCTCCTTCAGAGAGACCGGAATCACGGTCAGCATCCCGCCAACTCCCAGATGCTGCCGACGTAGCTCGGCCCAACCGGGCTCTTGTGATGCTGGATCAGGCCGCGGGCCTCCATGCCAGACAGGTGCTGCCAGAAGCGCGCCCGCTTGTGCGCCGGCTCATACTCAGGGAACAGGGCGCGCAGCTGGCGCGTGCTGGCCGGTCCCTGGCGCAGGTGGGCAAGGATCGTCACCTGCATGAACGCATCAGCAGCAGCCTGTTCGACGCGCCGGCGCCGGATCTCGAGCGACAGGTCCATCACTTCCCCCCCGCGAACAGCGCGCCGTCGAGGCCGCTGACATGGGCGACGCGGCGGCGGATGTCCTCGATGTAGGCGGCCTCGCGCTCGATCAGGATGCAGTCGAAGCCCTCGGCCATGCAGGCCATGCCGGTCGACCCAGATCCGGCGAACGGATCGAGCACCAGCCCGCCTGGCGGCGTCACCAAGCGCACCAGCCAGCGCATCAGATCGACCGGCTTCACCGTGGGATGTTTCGAGCCCAGGCGATCGTCAGCGTCGGCCTTGGCGCTGTAGAAGAAACGGGCGGCCGAGCCATCATCACCAAAGCCGCCCATCTGCGTTCCAGCCGGCCGGCTTTCAGCACCGAGCGCGGCGCCTCGATTACCCTCCATGTCCGAGCCGGTCGCGCGCTTGATGCCGGGCTTGCCAGACGACGTCCGCGGAAAGGCCGCCGACACCTCGTCACTGCCATCGTGGATGACGTTCGCCGGCCAGCGGCCAGGCGGCTGGACAAACTCTTTGCCGACCGTCTTGCCGGCGACGTTCATGCCGCTGCCAGCGTGAAGCGACCCCGACACGCCGCGCCCGCCGACCTCGGCATAGGCGCCACCGTTCAAATCGTCCGCTGTCTCGACCCTGCACCCGTCGATATTGAGCGCGCCGGTGCCGTGCTGGAGCACGTTGGCGGCCACAGTGCCGACCAGCGGTTTCCGCGCGAGGCAGATCGGCTCCTGCGCCGGCTTCAGCGCGGTGCCCCAGCCCTCCCATTGGCGCGCGGCGTCGGTTGCCGGGGCGGTAATAGCGGCTTTGGCTGAACCGTTGCCAAGACCGTTGCCATAGACGTCATTTGGCCCGGTCTCGCCGGCGCGATAACCGGGCAGGCCGACCTTTGTGCCGACCACATCGCGTTCTGCGCCCGCCGCCTTGTCGATACCCTTGGAGACGTTGTGCGACTTCGGAAAGCCGCTGCCATACAGCCAGCCGACCATGTCGCGAATCTCAAAGCCCGCATCCTCGATCGCGCACGCCAGCCGGTGATAGGTCCGTGTTCCGCCGAACGCGACAACGTGGCCCCCAGGCTTGAGCACCCGCATCACCTCGACCCAGAACGCGGGATCGAATGCCGTGTCGCCCGTGTCCCATTTCTGGCCCATGAATCCGGCCGACGCGCGTGCATAGGCCCCGGTCTTCCCTGCCTTGGCGGGCGCTGCGTTCTCGGCGCCGAACCGCTTGCCGATCGACACCAGCGCATAGGGCGGATCGGTTACAACGCTCGACACGCTGTTATCGGCCAAGCGCTTCAAGATCTTGCGCGAGTCGCCGTGCTCGATCCTGATCACCGCGGCCCCCGCATCAGCGCAGCCGCGAGCACCAAGTCGAAGGTGTCCTCTTCCTGCGCCCACCATTCCCCGCGCAGCAGGCCCTGCAGCCGCCGCGCCCGGATCGCCACGAAGTAGCTCGATGCCGCGTCATTCATTGATCAGATCCTCCACCATTTGGATTCGCTCGCCGATCCAGGCCATCACGGGAACCGCCATGCTATTTCCGAGCTGCTTGTAGCGAGGGCCGTCCGCTGTCGGCTTGTTGCCGACCGGGACCTGGGTGTAGCCGGCGCGCGTCTCGACGCTAACGCTGAATGAATTGCCCGGCTGTATTTTCTCGCGAATGCACGAAGCGATGGCAGCCACGACACAGCAAGATAAGATTTCCAAGGTCGAGGCGCTTTGCTGGGAATGCCGTCCATGTTGCGACGTGGTGGACGTGGTGGCTGCGGCGGCTAACCTCGCCACATCGCTTGCAAGATCCCCTGTCGCGCGCCCAGACACGGGCACAAGCGCGCTTCCAGTCCACTGAGGCAAAGAACCGTTGATGCTCGGTGGTGATGCCGCCTTTCCAGCTTGGATTTGCGGGACCGCGGTTGTGGTCATAAGCACAGCGAGGCGAACAAAATCTGCGAGCGGCATAGACAGGGGACACGCGCTTGACGGTTCCGCACCGCTGGCAGACCAGATCAACTTTCCGGCTTTGCGTATCTGAACTGCCGATCGCTCGCAGTCGATCAGCACATGCGCGGCCGCAGGCTCGCTTAGTGCGCGCTTTTGGGCTGCTGAATGAAGCTCCGCAGACGACGCAAGCGCGCGTTTCTCTTCCTCGCTTCCGCATATCCATATTGTAACCTTGCGGTGAATCTCGGGGAAGCCCTGCAGCCTTTCGCACTCGGTCGGGGTCAGGCGGCGCACGACGGACGTGGTCGCGATCATGTCGCGTGTCGATCCACCGGAGGCCGCGCGCCGGCCCGCCACCGGCTCTACGATGAAGTCCCCGCCTTGATTTCCTCCGACAGGGCCGCCGGCCATGAACGGCTGCGCCACGTCTGTCTCGCGCGCCTTGTAGTCCTTGCCGCTATTCATCGGCATGATCGAGAAGGCGATGGCAGGCGCGACACCCCCATTTGCGTGGCTCTTATGGTGACCCCCAGCGCGCAACGTCGGCGGACAGATCGAGCATCGCGTCGGCGCACCGTCCTTGCCGCGCGTGAAGTGCGAAGCCTTGAAGGCGACGATCGGCGCCTCGTGCAGGCATGTCAGCGTCGTCGCGCCGCCGTCCTCGCGGATCTCGGCGTTCGCCTGCCCGCTCGACATCACGATCAGCGACAGAACGCTATCGCCATCGGTGCCGGGCGGGCGATCGCCGCCCGTCTTGTTGCCGTTCGCCGTAAGTGTCGGCGCGACGTCCGACGCAACGATCAGGTTGTCGGCGGTGTCGGCGTCGTTTCTGTATCCGCTACCGCTTGGAGAGCCTGCTGTAAGGGGGCGGGCAACGTCTTTCCGCGCTTCCCGGCGCGGCGCAGGATGCCCGAGCAGGCTTTCGCGCTCAAATAGTACCGCCGCAGGTGGTCGCCAGTCTCCAAGATATCCGACAACGAACACACGCTCGCGGCGCTGGACCAGGCCGAAATACTGCGCATCGAGCACTCTGTAGGCGACGCTATACCCGATCTCGCCCATGCCCCCGATGATGGAACCAAAGTCCCGTCCTCCGTTCGATGACAAGACTCCGGGTACGTTCTCCCAGACGATGTAGGTGGGCTTGTATCGATCAGCAATCGCCAGATAGGTGAGCGCCAGGTTACCACGAGGGTCATCCATTCCTTGACGGAGTCCTGCGACGCTGAAGGATTGGCAGGGCGTTCCTCCGACGAGAACATCGACAGCTGCATCGGGCCACTCCTTGAATTTTGTCATGTCGCCCCAATTGGGCACGTCTGGATAGTGATGCTTCAGTAGCCGGCACGCAGCCTTGTCGACCTCGCTGAAGGCGACAGGTTTCCAGCCCAGCGGGGCCCAAGCCACCGTTGCAGCTTCGATCCCCGAGCACACGCTGAGATATTTCAAGAATGCCTCCGCAGGTAAGCCAGTGCGGCGAGGCGAAATTCCTCATCTTCAATAGCTGGCAGCCGCACATTGCAACGATGGCAAAGGATTGCGCGCACTTTGCCCGTCTCGTGATTGTGATCGATGCAGGGCCGCGCCATTGGCTTTGCGCAAAGCGCACAAGCGCCATTCTGCGTCTTCACCATAGAAGAATGCTGATCTGCACTTAGGCCATAGCGACGCGCTACATTCCACGTCGCCTTCCGTCGCGCGTTCAAATGTTTGCCGCGCGACTCTTTCTGTGCCTGATTCGAACATGGGCGGCACCAAGAATGACGTCCGTCAGGCCGGTTGCCAGATTTATGGAAGTCAGCGAGCGCCTTCGACAAGCCGCAACGAGAGCACTGCTTCATGTCACCACCTTGGGCCAGAGCCGGTCGAACGCCACGATACCCACGCCGCCGGCGTCGGCCTGGTGGTCGTCGGTCACGCGCCACTTGCACACGCGCCGCGCCGCATAAAGCATCTCGTCTTTCGAAGCCTTCGCCTTGCCGGTCACAGCCTTCTTCACGTCCGGCACCGAGACCTCGCACCACCGCAGGTGGATGTGCTCGACGCTCCGCAGGAAGCCGACGAAGCCGTAGCACTCGCCGACCAGCCCATAGAGAAGCTCGAGCAGCAGCACCGTGTCGGTCGGCGCGATCAGCGGCTTCTCCCACGCCAGGCCATCGAAGGGCGCGCGGTCATACTCCTCGTACAACCACGCCCGCAGCGCCCCGATCTTGAACGTCAGATCAGGCCCCTCGAGTCGCAACGTCTCAAACGTCGGCACCACGCCACGCTCGAGGCGCGCGATGCCGACGTTCGTCGAAAGGTCGAGGGCGAGCAGCTTCGGCATCAGTGCGACGTCGGCTCGTCCGTCATGCCGTTCGACGTGCCGCCGTCACCCGGCTTCAGGCCAAGGCCTTCCAGCGTCGCGCGCTGGCGATCCGCCCAGCCGTTTGCCCAAGCGGCAAAGGTCTCGCTGCCCGGCGTGAACGGGTTGCCGTCCGCCGCCACCTCCTCGGCAAAGCTCTGCTCGCCCTGCTGGTAGGCCGTCGCGGTCGTGACGGGCCTGCTGGGATCGAGCGGCGCCGGTTCGTCCGCCACGTTGAACAGGCCGAACTGATGGTACAGCGGCACGTTCATCGCCTTCAGCACCACGCCCATCTGGCGATGCTCGGTGACGATCGAGCCCTGCCCGCCCTTGTCCGCCTGGCGCTTCAGCTTCACCGCGGCCTTGATGGCGCCGGCCCATTCCTTGCTGCCGCAGTCCGTCTTTGCCGTCTTTTCGGCCGCCGACAAAGCCGCCCGCGCCTTCTGCATGATGCGGCCGGCGGCATCGATCTCGACCAGCGCCAACTCGATCGCCGCGGCATTGCGCTGAATGATCTCGTCGGTCGGGTCGCCGCCATTGTGGCCGACGCCGGCCTTGGCATTCTCGGCAGCCGCCGCAGCGGCCAGCCGGTCCAGCGTTTCCTTGTCGCCGCCGTCGCCCATGAAATCGGCATGACTTGTCGGCTGGGCAGCCTTCGTTATTCTAGCCATCACATCTCCTGCGTGTTGGGCGCCGCAGCGCCAGGGGGAACCATCATGCGCTTCAGCTCGGCAATAGCCACGGCGCGACCAAGCGCGACCACGCACTGCTCGTGCTGGTATCGTTCTTTCGCCGTCATATCTTTCTTCCGAATCGGCAGGCGCGACCGCGGCATCCAGTCGTCGACAATGTATTGCCGGATCCGTTCGGGCCCAGCGCCGACAATCCTGCTGGCATCGGTAAAACTCACGCCGACGAACATCAGACCGTGTACCGCCGCGACCTGGCCCTTCATTACGCGGATGATGTTGCTGCCCATCACGCGTTTCCCTGCGGCAGGACCAGACGCAAAGCGTCGTGGCGGAACCGCCGGCGGTAGTCGACGATCGACTGCTGCGGCACGCCGGACAGCGTCAGCAGCGCCTCGAGGGCATCGGAAACGAGCTGGATCTTGTCGCCATCGTTGTGGATCGGCTCCAGCATCTTGCCGATCGCGCGCACCATGACCGCAACCACAAGATGCGTGTCGGGGTGCCGGCCCGGCATCGTCACCGCCGTCCAGTCGCGGACTGCCTTCAGGAGCGCCTTGTCGAGCGAGGCGGCCTGGTTCTCGTTGATCGCCATTAGGCTGCTTCCTTCCTCAGTTTCCAGTGGTGCCGCACATGGCACGACCGACATAGCCAACGAACATCGAGCGGCTTGTCGTAATCGTCATGGTGGCCTTGAAGCGCATCATGTCCCGGCAAGCCGCCACAGGTTTCGCACGAGGTGGCCCGCGTCATCCGACCATCCCTCAAAGCCCTTGTGACAGCTGCCTGCGCAGCTATCTTCGGGCGCATCTTCGCTATGTTCCCATAGGGGTCGAGCGGGTCGACCATCACGCGGCCTTTGCGATCAGCCGAGACTGGGCAGCATTGACGGCAGCGCGCCGCCATTTCGGAATACTACCGCGACGATACCACCCATAGGCAGTCTGTTCGTCGACGTCACCAATCTCTAGTGCCAGCTCGCGCCACGAGGTTTTTTCCGCCTGCTCGACGAGCCACTTGAACAGGGGATCAGCGGTACGTTTTTTCATAGCCGGGACTATGCGCGTCGATTTTCGCTTTTGTCAACTTGACCGGCGCGGGATAATCTGACAAAAGCAATCTGCGACCTGAAGAGCGCACCGGCAATCTCGCCGATGCAGCCGAGGAGATAGCAAATGACAACCACGACCATCACCCGCCCGTTTCGGCGCCAGATCGAGGCCGAACTGCAGGCCGTGATCGACGCCGCCGATCGCAACTACGTCGGCCGGGTCTGGCAGATCACCAACTGGACGAAGACCACCAGCGCCGCAGCTCGCACGCTGAACGCTCTGCGGCACGCCGTGATCTACCGGCTGGACATTGCCGAGGAGATCGACGCGATGCGCCACCGCCGCGCCACCGACTCGCACCGCCTCACCATCATGATCGACCAGCGCCGCCGTGCGTGGCGTGCCTTCCAGGTGCTGCTGGCCGAGTATCGCAACGCCAAGGAAACCGCATAATGGCCCGCATCCAGACCGTCCGCGTCGTCGTCAGCCCGCTGCACGAGAAAGACCTCGTGTCGCTGGTCGTGATGAGCTCGACCACCCTGTCCTCCGGCGTGTCCGCCACCGGCTACATCGGCCGGGACGAGGCCGAGGATCTGATCAAGAAGCTGCGCGCCGCCCTCGACAGTTGGCCGCGCGAGGCCGAGGCCGGCGACCTGGGGCTCGGCGAGTGACTTGGCTCCTGATCATCATCGCGTTTTCGGTGGCCGGCGGGCCCGACCAGCCCATCGACCCGCCGGCGCACGCCGACACCGCCTCGAGTCTGGCCGACTGCCACCGCAAGGCACGCAACATGGCGAACATGCTCTCCAAGTCGACCGATGGCGGGCACGTCTCACTGATCTACGAATGCCGCCCAGAACAAGGACCCACGACATGAGCAAGACCACCCACACGATCGACGCCTGCATCGGCATCGGTGACCCCGATCTGGGCGCCGAGTGTGATCTGCGGATCACCTACACGTTCCTCAAGGGCGCACCCGAGCAGGGCCCGTCCTACTACAGCGGCGGGCAGCCGGCCGATCCCGACGAGATCGAATTCGTGAAGTGCGTGCAGATCGTGAACGGCAAGGAAAGCCCCCGGAGCGGCGCGTTTGCCGACCTCGAGCAGGACTCGCTCGACGCCATCGCGCAAGCTTGGCTAGAGGGTGACGAAGGCACAGCGCGGGCGACCGAGCAGGCCCACGACGACCATGACGCTGATGCCGACGCGGCCGAGGAATACGCCGCAGAGGCGCGCGCCGAAGCGCGGCGGTGCTACTGATGGCCCGGCGCGACATCCTGCTGCGGTTGAGCAAGGCCCAGGCCTTGGAAATTTCCGACGCCGTTCGCGATCGGCTCGCTGGCCGGTTCGCCTACCCTGCGGACGAGCGGGTTCTCCGCATCGCCAGCATGAAGCTGACCAAGGTGCTCGATCGGCACGCGGAGAAGATCACCCCGCCGGCCCCGCGCTTTGCCGACGTCGGCTGCAGCAGCTGCGGCCAGAGCTTCGGCCCCGGCGACAGCGGTTTCAGCCACTGCGAACATCACAAGGGATTGAAAGGATACGATCGATGAGCACGCGCGCCGTCACCCCCGAGCAGGCCGAGGAGCGCGGCCTGTTCCTCGCACGGGAGGGTGCCACGCTCGGCGCCTTCAGCCCCGCCTGGCACGAGGTCGTCGAGCAGCTCACCCGGTCGAGCAACGCCGCGATCGCCAACGAGGCGAGGCGCTTGCAGGACGCGCGGAAGGAGGCGGGACTGTGAGCAACGAACGCGATCTGTTGGCCGCCCTCAAGGAGCCCAGCTAATGCACGGGGCCCTGCTCTACACCGCCGCCCTCGCCATCGTGCTCATCTGCTCGATCAGTTTCTAAACCAGCAAAGGACTACCGCCATGACCACCGACAAGAAGACCCCGCTCAAGATCGTCAAGTTCGAAGCCGAGAACGTGAAGAAGCTGCGCGCCGTCAGCATCACGCCGACCGGCGCCCTCGTCGAGATCCGTGGCCGCAATGGTCAGGGCAAGACCTCGATCCTCGACTCCATCTGGTGGGCGATCGGAGGCCTCGGCAACGTGCAGGCCGAGCCGATCAGGAAGGGCGAGGACAAGGCCCGCATCCGCCTCGACCTGGGCGAGGTGATCGTCACCCGGAATTTCAGCAAGCGCGACGACG